TTCGATGTGTGCAAGCTCTTCTGCACACGCATGATATCTATAAGTTGACCGATGCCCTCAATAGTGACGATAACAAGGCGAGTATAACACACAGGCTTTGCGAATTGCAATAGTTTTTACGGTTTTTTTAACAAAAAAAATAAAATACAAACGAAAAATGAACAAAAAGATCAAAAATCGCAGGATAATATTGCAAAAATACCGATTTTAAAGTTTTTCGGTGGGGAGGGCAGGGAATACAACAAGTTCAAAATCGTCGGGTGAGACTATCCATTCTGTTTTTCTTTCTTCGTTTGCCGCCTTCTTTGATCGGCTTTTTCTCGGTTGTTTTACTTTTTTTGCTTTTTGCTCTTTTGTATACACGATTTTTTCCACAACTTCTTTTAGAATATCGTTTTTAGCTTTCGGAGTGGGGAGCGTATCGTACACAGAGAGGAGGTGTTCTACTTTGGGGATTATTGTTTTTCTTTCTTCCTCGCGTTTTTTTTCTTTTTCAAGTTCTGTTTGAAGTTTGCATTTTTCTTCTTCCGAGGATTTTATGCGCTCTTTGAGAGCTCCGCTTCTCTGAGAGAAGATGGTTGTATCATATACGCCCTGCTCAAGAAGATCGTAAACATTATCGAGCTGCTTATGTAAAAGAGCAATTTCTTCATCGAGTTTTGTTATAGCTTTGGACTTGGCATCAAACAGTCCTTTTATATTTCTGATTTTCTTTTCCTCTTTCCATTGCAATTTGTATTCATCTACCCACTGTTGTAAGAAGTTCAGGACATGTTTTTCTACAGTTGACAGAGTGGAACTGACATTTGAACAGGTGGAATATGGGCACATCAATGAGTCAGGGGATCCGTTTGGGTAAGAACGTCGTACCATCTGGCGTCCGCACTTTCCGCATTCAACAAGCCCGGCAAGAGGATTTTGCACGGTTTTGTCGGGAGGCATCGGAAGCATTTTATTGCTTTGTGTTATTTGTTGTGCGGCAGAGAACAGATCTTCGTCTATTATTGCAGGATGGAGTCCGTCAGTAAGAATCCACGTGCTCGGATCCGATTTAGGACGTGTGACAGATATCTTGCCGTCTATCATTTTCTTTTCGGATTTGCGACAATTCCAACGTATTTTTCCAATATATACAGGGTTAGATAGTATGTCTCTGATGGTGGATCCGGTCCACAACTTGTTTTTGCGCGGTGGTATCTTCAACTCGTTTAGTTTTTTTGATATAAGTACTACACCGAGCGTTCGCACAGAACCGTCGCTTTGCTTTTCTCCGTTGACGTATAAATCAAACATCATCTGAACAGCTTTTGCCTCTTCTTCAATGGGACGGAGCGTAAACCCTTTTTCTTTTTCAAGCTTTACTCTTTCATATCCGTAAGGCGCAATGTTGCCCGCATATTTTCCTTCATTTGCGGATGCGATCCTACCACGTTGCAAACGGCGGTTGATAGTTTTGTACTCACGCCGGGACATAAAAAGCCCGAACTCGAAATACTCCTCGTCAAATTCGTCGTTTGGATCATAGTCCTTTATCGGCGTTATGATCTTTGTATTCGAATATTTAAACGTCTGCGCAACAATACCCTGATCTATCGTGTCTCCACGTGCGAGACGCTCTACTTCCATAACGAGAACGCCCTCCCACAGTCCTTCTTCTACCTCGGACAGAAGCTGCTGCATAATAGGGCGTGCGGCTATAGTCTCACCCGAGACTATCTCACGGTGTATTGTTCCTATCTCATAATGTCGGCGACGTGCGAGGTCAAGCAAGGTGTTAATGTGGCGGGCGAGCGTTTCGCCTTCCCCGCGTGCTTCTGCTTCAGCATCGGCTCGGGACTTTCTTACGTAGAGGCAGTAGGGCATGACGTGTTCCTTTCGGTGTTAGCTGGTTGTATTACTTTTGTTGCTATGGCAAGAGCTATCATGTGCTTGCAGGGCAGACCTTCTTTGTTGTTGTATATATAGCTTTGGCATGTGCATTTTTCCAGTGTTGTGTAATAATACTTATTCGGAATGCTGGCAGAAGGCATTTTGCATTTTATGTTACAATTAATAATTTTCTCTTTGATCATAGATGTGTTTTTTGATATATCAACCCCTCTTTCAAAACGGTCATCTGGAAATCTTTCGTTATATTTTTTCATCAGATCGTCTTTAATCAGCACTTGATCTCTATCTGCAACTTGATTGAGAAGATCTTTGACGTGTGCAAGAGAGGATAACGCAGCGTTATGCTCCTTTTTTGCAGAAGCTATTTTCTCTGTTATCTCATTCAAATCGTTTTTGGCTTTTTCAAGTTGTTTGTTCAAAAGCTCTATTTCCGAAGTCAGAGCGCGACGGGTGGCGTTCAGATGATCTACCTCATCCGATAGTCCGGCACCGTTAAACTCAATGTTGCAGTCCCGGGCGGGCAAGAGTGCACCTACGGCGAGGGCAAGAGCTATCATGTGTTTGCAGGGCTCTTTTTCATTGTCAAAGTCGGGACAAGTGCATGATGTAAGCGTTGTTTTATATGTTATGTGATGTGAACGAGAAGACGTTATGTCACATGATATTTTGCAGGGGAGATGAAGGTTTGGTACCATAGTCACCCCGCGATCAAAACGAACGTTATCCATTCTTGATATGTATTTTGATGCAGTACTCTTTGACATAAATACCGGACTGCAGTCAGATGCATTTACAAAAGTGTTATCGAGATCATCGAATGAAATGTTAATTTTATTGATCTCATTGGTTTTTGCTTCGATTCTCGACAAGTGTTTATCTATATTATTTGGATCGTCATTGTCAGGTTTTATACCAAGGTTTTTTTCTATTTTTCCTATATAATCTCTGTATCTGTTACAATCGTTCATATATTCTATTAGAGCAAAATAATATCTAAAAATTAATATCAGAAGTGATACTATGGCGATTGCGATGATAACATTTGCCATAACATACATTTCCCGACTTATACAAATAAGAAAGAGAGGTAGTACGATAATAATAGATGCTTTTAACATAGTATTCATAGCGAAGATCCTTTTTAGATAGAAAACAGGTTGCAAATATTTCCTATATGCAAAGATACCTCCGATGATGTAGAATTTTGTCGGAGGTGATTTTTTAATGAACTATTCGATTTACAAAAATGCGAGAGACACGGTATGGAAGTTCATTCTTGAGGACGGAATAACCGAGCTGCCTATATCGGTGTCGGAGATCTGTCGGCGGCGCGGTATCCGCGTCAAGATGTATGACGGTCCCGGGGAAGACGGTTTTACCGAGTACGTCAACGGTAGGTACACAATGTACATATCCTCGGTGGTTCCGAGCTTGGGACGTCAGCGGTTCACAGCAGCGCATGAGCTCGGGCATATCATCCTCGGTCACGTTGGTATGCCGGGGCTCGTCAACCGAGAGCCGTCCGAGAGGGATAAGCCTGTCGAGAGAGCAGCCAACGTGTTCGCTTCCCGCCTGCTCGCACCCGCGTGTGTGCTGTGGGGATGCAACGCATACACACCCGAGCAGATAATGCGGCTATGCAACATCAGCCGACAGGCGGCAGAGTTCCGAGCTGCCCGGATGCGCGAGCTGAGGGAGAGGGGAAAGTTCCTCACGTCTCCGCTCGAGAGGAAAGTGTATCGGCAGTTCCTGCCGTATATAGAGAAGCATAGGTTTTAACTTGCCGGTAACTTGCTTTGAATGCCGCTTCGGAGTGATCCGAGGCGGTTTTCTTTGTTTTATACAAATTATATATCATCCGGCGCGTCAGGCATTTGGTCGATTATTGCTTGAAGTGCCTTTATTTGTTCGTCAGAGAGGCGCTTTTTACTGTATGTACCGTCTCTGCCTATTGTTATGACTACATTTTTATCGGGAAGCTCTCCGTTTTCGGGGGGCTTTTCGTTTTGCGTATGTGCGTATTCGTTTGTTCCTTTCCCGAGGAGGTAATCTACCGACACACCGAAGTAGTCGGCTATTCTTTGTAAAACAGCACCACTGGGAACTGTTCCTCTGGTTTTCCATACGGAGAAAGAATTTTTATTAAGATTTAATTCTAATAAAAAATCTTTTTTTTGAAGTTTTTGTTCTTTTAAAAGTTTTTCTATTATTTCTACAAACATAAATAGCTCCTTGTGAAAATCATACAAATGTAGGATTTGCTAATTGTGCAAATAAACAAAATCCAAAAAAAATTGGATTTAAGCATTGACAATCCTACAACTGTTGGATTATAATAAACGCACAAGTTAATTGTTAACTTAACTTTACCACAAAGCAAGAAAAAAGTCAATTATTAAGGAGGAAAAAACAACATGGGAGAAAAACTGAAAAAGATGCTTGAAGCCAGGAATGCTAAACAAGTAGATTTAGCAAGGTTGCTTGGTGTAAGCGAAGTTATGGTATCCAAGTATGTCAACGGAGTTTCTGCGCCGAACGTTTTGGCAGCAAAGGCCATGGCTGAATATCTCGGATGCAAGATAGATGATATCGTATAAAAGGAGTGATGATTATGAGTAAAGACCTTTTGATATTCATAGCGGTAGTCGAGGCAATTATTATCATTTATATTTTGATCAGGAACAGCGGCAGAGGTGTTGATCTGAATATCGCCGAAAAAACTGCAAAGAGATATGAGTCGGAAAATGCCGAGCTGGAGATGCGTATTGACCGCCTTGAATTTGAGCTTGAGTACGAAAAAGGAAAGTACGAACGTGAGCTTGAGCGTGCCAAAAATGAGTTTGAGTACGAAAAACAAAAGTATGAACATGAGTTTGAGCAGGGTAAAGAATCGCTTGGGTGGGATCTGCGTCGGGAAAATGCCGAGCGCGAATTTGATTCCGAGAAGTTAAAAATTGACTGCAAGCGTGCACTGGCTAATTGGACAGCCGAGAAGGAAGATCTTGCACGCGCGTTTGAACGACAAAAAGCAGAGTTTGAGTTTGCTATTCAAGAGCAAAAAAGAGAGTACAACCGCGAAAAAGCGGAGAGAGCTTATCTTGAAAAGCAATTATACGAGGCAAGACTTGAGATAGATCAGCTTGAGGCAGATCGAGTGGATATGAAACATGAGATTGAAAACTTGCAGAAGTATTCACTGATTTGTGAGGATGAAGAAACGTGCGAGCGCTTTGAAGACGACGAGTAACCGAGACGAGCCTGCAGGAATACCATATAAGAGCAAAGAAGGAGGGCAAGGATGGCTACAAAGAGTATTTCAAACTTTCCGCTCGGTCACGTTGTGAGAGATTACTATCAAGGAAATGTGCACATTATCGTGTGTGATGATTATTGCAGGAATATGACAAAGGAAGAGGTGCAGGCAAAGCTCGACAGGATCGCAGAGAAGGTAAGAGGACCGTACGTCGAGGCGCTGCTTGCACGGGAGGCGGCCGAGCGTGAGGAAAAGAAAAAAAGGAAAGCGTGAACAGGTGCCGGTGATACACGGGGCTGTATGCCCCGTGTGTGGCAGAGAGTTTGTACCTGCGCCCTATCACGTTTACCGGGACAAGCGTAGGCGGCTTGTATGTTCGTATGGGTGCTCATACAAAGACTGAAAAGAATAGTGAGGTAGAGACATGACACAAAAGGAAATGATAGACATACTGCTCGAAGAATACAGAGCGCTTGGCGTTCTGCGGGAGAGCATATCGGGAAAACGCGCACTTGACGGCGCAGGGATACGAGCGCTTGAGGCGCGCATCAGAGCCGCGCAGGATCATTTGGTCGATAACATTGTGCGCGTGCAAGGCAAAAAACAAGAGAGGTTTGATGAAAAATGACGTATACAGAGATAATAGCCTTTATTCTGTGCGGCGGTGTATTTCCGTTGCTGCTCATGGCGATAGTGCTTGTGATAGGGGCGAACGTATATTTCCCGGCTGTTGTGCAGAGGAAGAGAAGACCGTCGAGACAGGCGCTGATCGTGGAGCTGCGTGCGATGCGGGACGAGAACCGGGCGCTTGCACAGGAAAACAAGCTGCTTATGGCAGAGAACAGAAGGCTTCGCGGGATGTGATGATATGAAAGCAATACAACCTGACAAGATGAACTACTTTGATTTTCTTAAATCCAAAACGATAAGTGCACATTCTTCGGGATTTGACGTGGCGCTCGAAGATATCAATGACAATCTTAAACCGCATCAGAAGATAGCGGTGCAATGGGCGGTCAAAGGGGGCAGACGTGCGTTGTTTGAGGCGTTCGGTCTCGGCAAGACTGCACAGCAGCTGGAGTATTGCCGTATCGTCACCGAGCATACGGGCGGACGGGCGCTGATAGTTCTTCCCCTCGGTGTAAAGCAGGAGTTCACGGAGGACGCTGTTACCCTGCTCGGTATGGATAAGCCTGTATACGTAAAGACGCAGGAAGAGGCAGAAGAGAGCAACTGCAAGATCTTGCTCACCAATTACGAGCGAGTCCGAGACGGCAACATAGACCCGCAGAAGTTTGACGTGTGCTGTCTTGATGAAGCGAGCGTTCTCCGTTCCTTCGGGTCGAAGACATATCAGACCTTTCTTGATAAGTTCAAGGGAGTACCGTATAAGCTCGTAGCAACCGCTACCCCCGATCCGAACAAGTACAAGGAGCTGATACATTACGCAGGGTTCCTTGAGATCATGGACACGGGACAAGCTCTGACACGGTTCTTTCAGCGTGACAGCACGAAGGCAAACAACCTTACCATATATCCTCACAAGGAAGAGGAGTTCTGGCTGTGGGTGTCAACGTGGGCGTTCTTCTTATCATCTCCGGCTGATCTCGGATTTGATGCTACGGGGTATGACCTTCCTCCGTTCGAAATTAGATATCATCAGGTACAGGAGAGCGAGGTCGCCATGCGAGAGAACAGAGGTGGACAGCTGCAGATGTTTGCGGATGTTGCTGCAGGACTGACCGAGGCGGCAAGAGAAAAGCGAGAAAGCATAGATATCCGCGCTGAAAAGATGATGGAGATCATACGCTCGGATCCCGAGGCACACTTCATTCTGTGGCATGACCTTGAGGATGAACGTCGGGCCATAAAGAAGCGCCTGCCCGAGTGCGTAGAGATATACGGCTCTCAGGAGATGGAGCTCAAGGAGCAGAACGTCATAGACTTTGCTCACGGCAAATTCAAGTATCTTGCTACCAAAAAAGAGATAAGCGGTCAAGGGTGCAACTTCCAGAGGCATTGCCACCGTGCGATATTCATGGGTATTGATTATAAGTTCAACGACTTTATCCAGGCAATACACCGTATATACCGATTCTTGCAGACCGAGACGGTTATTATCGACATCATCTATACCGAGAACGAGTACAGCATCCTCCAGGAACTGCAAGAGAAGTGGAAGCGTCACGACGATCAGACGGAGAAGATGCGGGAGATCGTCAAAAAATACGGCATCTACACCGAGCATATGGTGGCACAGATGCAGAGAAGCATAGGAGTCAAGAGAGTGGAAGTCAAGGGCAAATACTTTACGGCGGTCAATAATGACTGCATACTAGAGACGCAGAAAATGGAGGAGAACAGCGTTGATCTGATACATACATCTATCCCGTTCTCGAACCATTATGAGTACACACCGAGCTATAACGACTTTGGGCATAACGATAATAATGACCGATTCTTCGAGCAGATGGACTATCTCACCCCCGAACTGCTCCGCGTGCTCAAGCCGGGAAGAATAGCGGCTATACACGTCAAGGATAGAATACTATTCGGCAATGCGACAGGAGACGGCATGCCGACGGTAGATCCCTTCTCGGACATGACGGTGTTTCACTTCCTAAAGCACGGATTCAGATACATGGGACGCATATGCGTGCTGACCGACGTTGTTCGTGAGAATAACCAAACGTACCGCCTCGGATGGTCTGAGCAGTGCAAGGACGGCACCAAGATGGGCGTAGGCTGCCCCGAGTATGTGCTACTCTTCCGCAAGCTCCCCACAGATACATCTAAGGCATACGCCGATACACCCGTCAGCAAGACCAAAGAGGAATACACCCGTGCACAGTGGCAGATAGACGCTCATGCGTACTGGCGTTCCTCCGGCGACAGATTAATCACAAAGGACGAGCTGTTATCAGCTGATGTAAGCAAACTGCAAAAGATGTACACCAAATATAGCAGGGACACAGTGTACAGTTACGAAGATCACGTTAGCCTTGCAACCAAGCTCGATGGAGAAGGTAAGCTTCCCGCGACCTTCATGGTCGTAGCTCCTGCATCATGGACCGATATGGTATGGGACGACATCAACCGTATGCGCACGCTCAACTCAACGCAGTCACGCAGGAAGATGCAGATGCACGTATGTCCCCTTCAGCTCGATATAGTTGAGAGGATAATAAGAAGATACAGCAACGAGGGCGAGCTTGTATACGACCCCTTCGGCGGTCTTATGACGGTACCTATGACGGCCGTAAAGATGCACCGCCTGGGATACGGTGCCGAGCTCAATCCCGATTACTTCCGTGACGGTGTCGGGTACCTGAAGGCTGCTGAGGAAGATCTCGACACTCCGACGCTGTTTGATATGTTAGGAGAGGAGGGAGCATCGTGAAGAAAAGGCATCTTCCGCAAACAAGCATGTTTGATGAAATAATCGTAGATAACTTCGCCGGGGGAGGCGGGGCTTCTACAGGGATAGAGTTTGCAACAGGCAGAGTGGTATCGATAGCGATCAATCACGATCCCGATGCTATTCTCATGCACAGAACGAACCACCCGAACACCGAGCATTACCAGGCGTCCGTATGGGATGTGGATCCTGTAGAGATATGTCACGGGCGCCCCGTTGGGCTCGCATGGTTCTCCCCCGACTGCAAGCACTTCTCAAAGGCAAAGGGCAAGGCTCTCGTAGACAAGAAGATTCGTGGACTCGCGTGGATCGTATTGCGTTGGGCGGCAAAAGTCCGCCCGAGAGTGATAATGCTTGAGAATGTAGAGGAATTTCAGACGTGGGGACCCGTGAGACGTGGAAAGCCGATAAAGAGTAAAGCGGGACAGACCTTCCGCAAATGGATTTCGCAGTTAAAAGACCTCGGATATGATATCGAGCACCGTGAGCTTGTGGCAGCTGATTACGGTGCACCTACATCAAGAAAGCGATTCGTCCTTGTAGCTCGTTGTGACGGTGTAACGATAAAGTTCCCTGAGCGCACACACGCTCCTGCAGATCACCCTGACGTTATCTCGGGCAAGCTCAAGCCGTGGAGAAGCGCTGCGGAGATCATAGACTGGACTCTCCCTACATATTCGATATTCGACAGCAAAGAAGATATAGCCGAGAAGTATGGAGTCAAGGCTATCCGTCCACTTGCCGATAATACGATGCGCAGGATCATCCGCGGTGTTGACAAATTCACACTCAAGAGTGGAAAGCCGTTTATCGTTCCCGTAGGATACGGAGAGCGCAAAGGTCAGGCACCGAGAGTACATGATATCGACGCCCCTCTGCCGACAGTAGTATCAACAGTAAAGGCGAATGTGTGTCAGCCTGTTGTGGCGCCGTACATCGTCACCAACAATGCCGGGAACGCTCCGCACGATATAAGAGAGCCATTGCCTACGGTAACTACGGGAGGTAGACATTTATACTGTGAAACGAAGATGGCGGCGTTCACGTTCAGCAACACCGGGGAGAGCACGGGCAAAGATGCAAGCGAGCCAATTGGCTCAATAAGAACGGCAGGAGGTCAATGGCTGGCTACTCCGTTTATAGCGCAGGCGAAGTTTGGTAACGATGCACAGAGCATAGAAAAGCCTCTCACTACGATAACTTCTGTAGGAGCGCATGAGGTCATTACTCCGTTTATATCGAAGTTCTACGGCGGCGTAGTGGGAGAGCAGGCAACAGAACCTCTGCCTACCGTGACCTCTATAGACCACAATGCTCTTGTTTCTCCCTGCCTTATACAGTATCATTCCGAGCAGAGTTCAAGAGAGGTTAGAGGACAAAAGGTCACAGATCCATTGATGACCATAGACAGTTCCGGGAGATACGGTATAGCCGCGGCACATCTGACACAGTACTTCAAGGGGGATCACTATCATTCCCCGGAGCAACCTCTACATACCGTAACGACAATGATACGGGAGGGAATAACGCTCTCACACATAGCGGAATTCAAAGGTCAAGACAAGGGACAAGCAGCTGACGTTCCGCTTCGTACGATAACCGCAACAGAATGCCTTGGTGTTGTAACAACGCAGGTTGTCAAATACGAAAAAGGCACAGATCTCGGCCGTTGGGAGAAAATACGGGCGCTTCTTAATAAGTATTGCGGATACGAGCTCAAAGAGGATGAGCTTATACTCCTTATTATAAACGGCGTGCCGTATTTCATCTACGATATCGGACTTCGTATGCTTATTCCTCGGGAGTTATACTTGGCTATGGGGTTCCCCGAGGATTACATCATAGATCGTGACTATGTCGGTAATGAGTATACAAAAACCAAACAGGTTGCGCGGTGTGGAAACGCTGTATGTCCTCCGATGGCAGAGGCTGTAGTCCGAGCCAATATGCCCGAATGGAGTGCGACGATCATAACGAGCATGGCTCAATTTGCAAAAATGGAGGTGCAGGCATGACGCAAAAGGAAAAGATAAAAGATGCTATAGCTAAGGAGCTTGCAAGCTTTTTGATTTCGAGCAAGGTAGCACCAAAAAGCATTGACATTCAAATATCATACCCCGAATCAAAAGCAAGGCTTGTAATAGATGCGGAGAAGATCGCCGCCGCGTTAAATAACTAAATTCGCAGACGTTTGCGAATTTGAAAGGAAACTATATGAAAATCAAAGCAATTGAGGCTATATGCAAGCAGCAAAGGCACATACGCCTTTACAATACTGCTCGGGGGCAGTGGATAAGCGCCGGTTCCGCCGCATATCCTCTGTACTCTCTTCCGAAGCTCGACGAGGACGGACTTCTCACGATATTCGACATCCCCGAAGACAAGCGTTCAAAGTATTATGTAGAGATCGGGGACAAGCTTCCTTCAGCGTATGACTTTTCCGATGCGTCGGACGGGGAGGCTATGCTTGAGATATATCCTATAGAAGTAAGTGCATACGGCGGTATCGTCGTTCCAATTGTCACGTCTCTCGGTGTCGTGTACATCAATAAGAAGCAGTTAAAACCTTTTGACGATATCGAGAGGGGTGTAGATCTCTATGAGAGGATAAACGACGCAGGGCAGTTATATATAGCAGTCAAGGACGGTTTTATGCTCTGCGGGATCATTCTTCCTTTGAATATTATAACGAAAGAGTTCACCGAGGAGCTGTGCAAGCTCGCAGATCTGACGGCAGTATCATATAGCAACGCACAGGAGCGCGGCGGGCAGATGGATATTACAGAGGTGCTTGAGCTTGACGAGGAATGAATAATTTCGCCCGAGATTCCGCCTGCGGCGCTACTACGCAGTTCGACTGCGCTGTCGTTCCGCTCATAATGACACGGGCGGTCTATCCTAACTATAAGAGGGCAAAATGCTGCCCTCTTATAGCCGTATTATAACATTATAAATATATAGTCCAAAAAACGAAAGAGCGGGTGCTCTTTTGCAGTGCTCGTATTGAATATTAACTTAACGACCGTTTTGAGATAGGTGATGAAATGAAAAGAGAATATCAAAACAATGCAGTCCGTCAGTCTGTCAAGTCCTCATTTTCGGAGCTTGTCAGAGAGGCGGCCGAGCAGATAGATATGCGTGAATTTACACTAAGCCGTCCGGGGCTTGCAGATCAGGCGCGCGAGCTGTGTGCAATTATAGCGGAGGTTTATGCTATGCGTCCGGAAGCGGAGATATATATTGCAGGCGAGCGCTTGTATGCGGGTCTTGTCAGTGATGTATTTCGCACTTTGACGTTTGAGCACGCGGAGCACGTACTTGATAACTACAACCGTGCGACGTATGTGATCCGAAACAAGAGGGTGTATCTGAGGACGTCGCTGTATAACAGTGTTTTTGAGCTTGCGGCAAGTATAGCCAACGACATAGCGAGCGGATAAAAAGAGGAGCGGGTAAAATGAGATGTCTATACAGAGAGCAGATATATGAATGCGGAGAGTATCTTGAGGTAAATATCTTTCCCGTGTTCCGGCGTGCGCAGAGCAGGGGAAAGCGGGCCAAGCCGACAAGCGCGGTGCAGGCGAGGCTCAACGAGCACAATGCAGAGCAGAAGCTTGTGCGGTTGTTGCACGTGAATTTTAACGGGCGGGACTATGAGATACATCTGACGTATATCTCGGAGAACCTGCCGCAGTCGGACGAGGAAGCGGCAAAGGACGTGCAGAACTTCTTGCGCCGCGTAAAGCGCAGATATCAAAAGCTCGGTATAGAGCTGAAATACATCTACGTTACCGAGGGCGGTGTGAACGGTACCCGATATCACCATCACGTTACACTCACGGGAGGGCTCGATCGTACCGAGCTTGAGCAGCTGTGGGGGTACGGGTATGCTAACAGCCGTCAGCTGCAGTTTAACGAAAACGGCGTGGAAGGTCTTGCGAGATACGTGACAAAGCAGTTCCGCGCGTACAAGGACGAGCTTGTATTCCGCAAAAGGTGGTGCGGTTCGAGGAACCTCACAAAGCCCGAGCCAAAGGAACGCGACGGAAAGCTATCGCAGAGAAAGGTGCAGGCACTTGCTACTTATGAATCAGAGAGCCGCCGTGCGTTTGAGGAACTGTACGAGGGATATTATCTCTCTGAGGCAAAGCCTTTTTACAACGACGTTAACGGCGGATATTACATACACGTGAAAATGTACCGCAAGGATGCGGTATTTGCAAATACAAAACGACGAAAACGAAAGAAGGAGTAACAAAATGAAGTGTGAAAAGTGCAAGAAACACGAAAACTGTCCGCTTGAGGCGGTATTAAGCGAGGAGCACAGAAGGGTGATGTGTCATAGCTATGAAGAAGTAACGGGAGAGGATCCTGCGCCCGAGGCTGACAGCGCAAAAAAGGACGACGTCAATCATCCTTCGCATTATGAGACGGGCAATTATGAGTGCATCGAGGTCATGTGCGAGATCTTCGGGCGGGAGGCAGTCAAGAGCTTTTGTCTCTGTAATGCGTTCAAGTATATATGGCGTTGCAAAAAGAAGCACAAGAGCCCGACAACCTGCCTTGAGAAAAGCCGCTGGTATTTAAGCAAGTATCTTGAGCTTGATGCGCTCCCGAAAACAAACGAGGATATTGTGCGCGAGGCGAGCACGGACGAGCTTGCGGCTATATTGATGTGCCCGTACGGCGATGACACGGATATGTGTATTATAGATGACGGAACGTTAAACTGCAACGAATGTATCAAACGATGGCTTAAGCAATGAGGTGACAGAGATGATGAGACTGTATTTTTGTCACCGAAAAGGAGAAAAACGGGGTTTATACATAATAGCGCCTACAGAAAAGCAGGCGCGGCATAAGTACGCTTTTGCGGCGAGGACGTCTTTTCACGATATTACAGCTGACGGTGTTGATATCGACGTGGATCCCGATGAGCGCGAGTGCATTGTATACCCGAACAGTATGACAGCACAGATGTACGGTATCGAATACACCGATGAAGAGAGGGGGCGTCGTGGATGAGAGCGGTACTAATAAGCATACAGCCAAAATGGTGCGAGTTGATAGCAAACGGTAAAAAGACGGTAGAGGTAAGAAAGACAAAGCCGAAACTTGATACGCCGTTTAAGTGCTACATATATTGCACAGTTGACAAAAGACTTCTCCGAAAGTTTGACAAAGGAGAACGCATTGACGATGAACACTTTTTCGATGAACACGTTTTTGTTCGTCAAAACACTTGGATAAGGGGGCATTTTAATCCCAATAAAAAAGTCATAGGCGAGTTTGTTTGCAACCGCATTGACGATATGAGAAATGTAGAACAAAAGCCGACCTGCTTGACAGTTGATGAATGGCTGAAATATACGGACGGACACAAAGGCATAGTATACGGATGGCACATCTCCGATCTTGTGATATACGACAAGCCGAAGGAATTGAACGAGTTTTTTCACGCTTGCGACAAGCCGAAAGAAACGGATTGCTCGGCGTGCATTGACCGCAGAGAAAACAAATGCAAAGCTATCAAAAGACCGCCGCAAAGTTGGTGCTATGTGGAAAAGAGGGATTAGAATATGCAGAAGACGAACGGATACGGGTGGTATACGGCAGAGTATTGCAGATCTACGGGGCTGCCAATGTTCAACAAACAAACATATTCCAAAGTATCTGACAAGTATTTTTCAAAAACGAAATGCAAAAAGCTCAAGATGCCCGTAAAAGAGGGCGAAGAGCCTGTTGCATTTTATCGTGTTTACCGTGGATACTGCGGATTATATGCAAGAAGATTATGAAACTGAAAGGCGGCGAGGAGGAATGCCGATCAATATAGAAAAGGAGTGGTGGTAAATGAAAATAGTATATGATGATTTGTTTGAGTTTTCGGAAATTGCTATCCGTTGCAATGATACGGTAAGAAAAGGCAAGTGTTCATATTGCCCATTCTTTGACCGTTGCGAAATAAACGAACCTGAAAACAGACACGTTCAATGCGGTGAGTTAGACCACCCAACCGAGAAAGGCGGTGCGGAGGAATGATAAAATGTTTTTGCGACCGCTGCGGAAAAGAGTGCGTTGAACTAAAAACAATAAAAGTACCAGACAAAAAAACTTCTTTTGGGAACTTTTCAACAAGGGAACTGCAAGTATGTTCAGAATGCGAACGAGAACACATTATTCTGCTTGATAAACTCAGGGATATTAGATTTATCCTTTATGGAGATTTTTGAAAGGCGGTGAGGAGTGAAGGTGACGAGATATACAAAATGTACCGACTGTCCAAAATACAAAAGCTGCGTCATGACGGCGGACTTGCGGATAAAGCGCAAACGCTGCGTTTTTGCGGATAATTCAAAAAAGAAAAAGGGGAACAAGGGATGAAAAAGAAAATTGGTACGATAGTTATCGCCGGTCAGTGCTGGGACGTTTATGCTGCAGATTCGCACGATGCAGAGTTGTTTGCAAACGGCAGTGCTTGCTTTGGCACAACGTGGTACGGCAACTACAGCATATACATAAGCAACGAGCTCTCGGGATCACGTGCTCGTCGGACTATCGCGCATGAGGTGGTTCACGCATATTTGTATTCAACACAGCACAGTATGCCTGAGTCATACACAGAAGAGCAGGTGTGTGATTTTGTGTCAATTTACGGCGAGGGAATATATGGCGAGGCTGATCTGTTGTATAGAAAATTCAAGGAGATGATGAACAATGCCAAGTGAATACGAAATTGCGCTGTTTCATATTTTGCGTGAGCAGTTTTTTGTCAAAAACGGGTTTCATCTTATCATGAGTGATGAAGAGATCGACGCACGTACGCTTGATGCAATGGAGAAGCTCAGAGCAAAGGCCGAGAGTCCGCGCTTGCGTCGGCAATATCTTACGGCAATTAAACGGTGCGGTAAAGACTGCACATAACGGAGGAGATGCGTATGCATTACGATTCTGCACGGACGCTATGTCCGTTCTATATTGACGAGACGGCAAGAAAAGTGTCCTGCGAGGGAGTAGGATGCAACAAGCTCACTCTTGTATTCGGAACTTCTACGGAGAAGATGTCGCATAAGCGGCGCAAGTGCGACGGAGACTACAGGTCGTGCGATATTTATAAGCTCATAAACGGCAAATATCCAAAAAGGAGGTGAGGCGACGTGAGTAGAATGATAAGGCTTGCACAATACATCAAGGATGCGATAGAGGAGTATCCGCGAGCCGCAGAGGATGAAAATATGCTCATAGGTCTTGTGTATGAGCGTTACCTCGGGGAAAAGAAGGCGGATATTTACGGGTTTAAGTACTGCAAGGAAAACCACGATGCGCTTAAATTGCCGTCTCCGGAGCATATTATCAGCGCAAGAGAGCAGGTCATAAAGCTGTACATAAAAAAACGATAGAGAAAACGGCTGTACCGATTGCGAGATGTTTTCGCAGTTGGGACAGCCGTTTTTTTATGCATAGCGAATTGCGTTGTGTTTTTTTTACTTTGTAATATTCACATTTTATTAACATTTAGTGCGGTGACATTCGCCTGTTCGAATGTGCTACATTGAGCGTAGGTGAGCCGCAGGCAAATAGGCGGCGGGGGATGCGGCGGGTAACGGAGATAATACTGCTATCCCAACTCGGCGAGGCGGGGGCGCGCGCGCGGGTTCAAATTATACGCGTGTGCGCGCAAAGGATTTAACGTGCAAAAATACAAAGAAAGCGCACGTTATAGACAAAAGCGATACAGGAGGTGAGGAGAATATGCCGGAGCTGAAATATAAAAGCGAGGCGGCATTTTTGCGTGCAAGCAGAAAGTACCTTGCCTCGATAAAATTCAAGGTCGAGCGCAAAGACGAGCGCGGAAAGCCGATATATAACATGCTCGGCGAGCCTCTTGTGGTAGAGGAGTATGCCGTACCTCCCAACACTCTTGACTGGGCGCGTTATCTTAAGATAAACAAACAGACGCTTACCCAGGCATACAAGGAGCGGTATCCTGATGCTTACGCCGAGATAAAGGGCGAGCTTGAGGCTTATAACGCGAGAGAGCTTGTAATGCGCGACCGTGTGGACGGTATAAAGTTCAACCTCATCAACAATTACGGGTGGAAGGATTCAAAGCGCATAGGACTTGAAGAGGATACGGCGCAGGCAATGGCTGTAGCTTCAAATACGGATATGTCTCTTGAGGAGAAGCTCTCCCGCATAGAAGAACTGAAAAAAGGTCTTGACGACGGGTGACGGTAACCAATATAGATAAAGCGCTCAAATTGCTTGAGTGGTATACACAGCTGAAGCGCACGACGGTACCTGTATTCTTTCCTTTATATCAGAACACAAGCAGGTATCTCATACTCAAGGGCGGGGGCGGTTCGGGAAAGAGCATTTTTGCCGGGCGCAAGATACTTGAGAGAGCTACAAGCGAGAGGGGACACAGGATCCTTGTTGTGCGAAAGGTCGGAAAGACCCTCAAGCAATCCTGCTGGAAGCAGCTGCTCGGACAGCTCTCACGCAATTATCCGTACCTGCGCATCGGGCGTGATTACACGGTAAACAAGACGGATATGACGATCAGATTTACGGCGACGGAATCTGAGATCATATTCTCGGGAATTGACGATCCCGAAAAGCTCAAATCCATTTACGGGATCACGTGTATATGGATCGAGGAGGCAAGTGAGCTGCTTGAAGCTGACTTCGACCAGCTTGACATTCGTATGCGTGACGAGACGCCGTATTATAAGCAGATCATTGTAACGTTTAACCCGATCAGCGTCATACATTGGCTCAAAAAGCGGTTTTTTGACCGAAGAGATCCTCGCGCGACGGTGTCCGAGACAACGTATAAGGACAATCCATTCCTGCCGCAAGAGGCTATAGATACGCTTGAAGGCTTCAAGGACACAAATCCGTACTATTACACCGTTTACTGTCTCGGGCAGTGGGGTGTTACAGGTGACACGGTATTTGACGGTCAGGCGCTTTCGACAAGACTGACAAAGCTTTTCCCTCCCGTGAAGCGCGGAGTGTTTACTTATGAGCTCGATATCGCCGAGCGCATAAGTACATTTAAGTGGGAGCCTGACGGGTGCGGTTATATATCGATATTCAAGGACGTGGAGCCCGGGCACCCTTATGTTCTCGGAGGAGACACGGCAGGGGATGGCTCGGATGCGTGCGCCGGTCAGGTAATAGACAATTCCACGGGTGAGCAGGTGGCGGTCCTGTGGCGGCAAAAGCTTGATGAGGATGAATATGCAAGACAAATGTACTGCCTCGGCATGTACTACAACACAGCGCTTGTCGGCATTGAGACAAACTTCTCGACATATCCCGTGCGAGAGCTTGAGCGTATGCGTTATCCGAAGCAGTACGTGCGCGAGACGGTAGATAATTATACTCACAAGACGGTGCAGGCTTACGGCTTTTGGACGGATCAAAAGACGCGGCCGCTTCTTATAGCAAAGCTGATAAAGCACGTGCGGGAATATCCATCCGACATCAATCACGAGGGAACGATACACGAGATGCTGACCTTTGTGCGAAATGCAAAGTGGCGTCCCGAAGCAGAGGAGGGAGCGCACGACGACCTTGTTATGTCGCTCGGTATCGCTCATGCGATAAGAGACTCGCAAAGCTATCTTGTTGAAGCGTCTGCGGCTCGCATAGAGTGGTCTGAATCAATGTACGAGGACTACAAGAACGCATCACCAAAGGTAAAGGAATATTTACGCTCGAAGTGGGGAGCTCCCCCGCCGAGACGAAGAAAGAGGTAAGGCTTTATGAACAAAAAAGACAAGGCAAAGCAAAGGCTTGCCGTGTGGCAGGAGCGCTTTCAGAGTGCGCTTAACGCATACTCGGGAGAGCTTGAAAAGATGGACGAGAGGGAGGCTTTATACAAGGGCAGTGACGTGATAAAGCCAGTACTCGAAGGCGAGGACAAGGAAAAGGCACCGCTTGTACGAAACGTAGTAGCGGAAAATATTGAGTCGTGCATCAATACGAATATCCCTGCGCCGAAGGTTACGGCGATAAGGGAGGAGGACGTGCATCTTGCAAAAATGATAGAGGACATGCTTTACTGCGAGCTTGACAGACTTCCGAGCGAGGAATTGAACGATCTTGACGAGAGATTATGCCCTATTCACGGAAGCTCATTCTTTTTGGTTGAATGGGATAATCTCGAAGGATCGCACAGCGAGATCGGAGACGTGCTTCTTACTCAGCTCGGGGCAAAGATGGTAATACCTCAAAACGGTGTCACAAGCTCGGTAGAGGATATGGAGTACTTCTTTGTAAGAGTTCCTCAAAGCAAGGGATACATAAAGCGCAGATACGGTATTGACGTGTCGGATGAGGGTGAGGAGTATCCCGAAATAAGAGGCGACGAGGAATCTCCGAGCGAGGATATGGTAACGCAGATATACGTCTATTACCGCAATGCAAAGGGCGGTATCGGCGTTATGTCGTGGGTACACGATACGATCCTTGACGATAACGACGACTATCAGGCGCACAGACTGCGCAGATGCGCAAAGTGCGGAGCACCGGAGCCCGCGTATCCTACGGAGAGCTTTACAGAGCCTACTACTGACGGCACAAAGCCCGACTCTGACACGTACAGAAGCGGGAAAAACGTTTGTCCGTACTGTCAGTCAACGAAGTGGGAGGATTCCCCGGTGGAATATGAGGAGATATACGAGCCTGTAAGTATCCTCGGGAAAGAGCTTGTTCCCGGTATGCTTCCCGTCCTTGATGATATGGGAGCACCTATGTCGGATGGGGAAGGCATGGCGCTTATGCAGACGGAGCCGATAAAGGTACCGTACTACAAGCCTGATGTGTTTCCTCTCGTTCAGCGAAAGAACATCTCTATGTTCGGGGCGTTTCTCGGCGAGAGTGACGTTGACAAGATGGCAACACAGCAAAACGTGCTCAACCGTCTCGGATCAAGGATGCTTAAAAAGGTGCTTGGCGGAGGTACCGTAATATCCTTGCCCGATAACTGTGAGCTGAACGTAGAAGGGGACGACGATATACGCATCATCCGTCCAGGAGACGCGGCGAGCGCACAGCTCATAAAAACGTATACGCTCGAAGGCGATATTACAAAAGACCTTTTGCTCTATCAAGAGGCGTATGAGGAATCAAGGCAGCTTACCGGTGTTACGGATTCTCTGCAGGGGCGCCGTGATTCCACAGCAACAAGCGCGAAGGCGAAGCAGTTCTCTGCCGCACAGTCACAGGGACGTATGGAATCAAAGCGCGTAATGAAAAAAGCCGCATGGGCGAAGATCTACGAGCTTATTTTCAAATTCAAGCTTGCATATACGCAGGAGCCGCGTCCGGTCGTGGCAAAAGAAGACACGGGAGGGCGCATATATACGGAGTTTGACCGTATGAAGTTCCTTTGCCGTGATGATGCGGGAGAGCTTTACTGGAACGATAGGTTCCTTTTCTCCTGCGACGATGATGCGCCGCTTCAGAATGACCGCGCAACTATGTGGACGGAGGCGGCAAACAACCTTGCGCGCGGTGCGTACGGCGATCCTTTGTCCGTTGATGCGTTGCTCCTTTACTGGACTGTATTGGAGACCTTCCATTATCCCGGAGCAAACATTGTCAAGGCACAGCTTGAGGCAAGAAAACAAGCCGAAATAAATAGTATGAAGGCGCAACAGCAAATGCTGATGCAGGAGGCGCAGCGGAAGCGTGCGGAGGCTCAAGCGGAGGTGTCCGGAGCAGATATGACAATGCGCGATACAGAGGTAAATAACATACTCTCACACGAGGGCGAAGTGCCCGCCGATCTGCCGTGAAGGAGCGCGCGGCAAAGCGGTATATATACCACAGAGGAAAGGAGGCTGAAAGCATGAAAAAGAATTACGAGATCAAGAACACGGGAGCTCAGGCCGTAAAGGCACCCAAAAAGGTGTCGGCACCGTCGGGCGTCAAGGGCGTGCGCGGCAAGGACTGCCGCCAGGGCAATAATAAGTAAGATAAGAGTGGAGAGGCGTTTTTAACAACACTTTTTCGCTGTTACTTATTTACTTCAATTTGCGCTCCGAAATTCTCACGAACAGAGTAAAAATCGAAAGGAAAAGCAATGATAACCATTACCAAAAGAGACGGAAATGTTACGAAGGTAACCCCGTCAGGCGCAAACGCGGAGGGTGTCGCCGTCCCTTCAACCGATATTTCCACAGACACAGGCGCAAACGTGCAGGCACTCGCCGAGCCTGCGGGCACGGATACGGATGTTACTCCCGTATCCGATATAAGAGCAAGTGACGCGGAGGATAGTATCCTTCCCGCTGAGTCTTCGGCAAAGGGTGAGCATACAAAGCAGGATGCAGAGACCAACTCCCGATATGCCGCCGCAAGAAGAGCGGCAGAAAAGCAGAGGGATGAGGCTATAGCATCAGCCGAGCTTGAGCAAAAGGCAAAGCTTGAGCGCTTTATTACGGGGCTGAATATCAAAGGTCCGAGTGGGAAGATCATCACTACCGAGGAAGAGTACAACGCATATATATCTGAGCGCGATGCAAAAAAAGGAGCAGAAGAGATCTCCGACAGATCTGACGGAGAGGAAATTGATCCCGATAAGGTTGAGGAGCTCGTGGAATCGCATCCTGACGTTGTTGCCGCAAGAGAAGCTAAAGAGAAGCTTGAGCAGGCGCAGGACGCGCTCATGTCCGAGAGGGCGCAGAAAGCGGTGGAAGCGGAGGTTTCTGCCGTGCGTGAGTCATTTCCCGAGATACAGTCTCTTGACGACATTGTAAAGCTGCCAAAATATCCGCAGATAAAAGAGAAGGTATCGGCGGGCTACAGTCTTTCGGATGCCGTAAAACTTGCGTATGAAGAGGTATATATAAAGCGCAAACAAGCGGCGGCGGCTCAGGCGGCGAGGAATGCAGTCAACTCCACGGCGCATCTTTCCGCGACAAAAGCACACGGGTCGGGAGGCGTCAACGTCACCGAGGCACAGATAAGGTCCTATATGGCGAATATTCCCGGCTCAACAAGGGAACAAGCCATAGCGGCATACAGAAAATACAAGATACAAAGATAAAACGAAAGGATAAAAAGAAATGGCAAATATAGTTCTTACCGAGGGTTCGGGTACCCTCAATCAGCTGATCGGTAACATTCAGGTACCGCTTGCTTCTTACATAGACTCTACAGCGCAGGCGTTTGAGCGTGCATCGGTAGGTCTGCAGATCTTTACAAAACGCAAATCGACCAACTTCGCAGAAGGCTACGGCGGTGCGACGGGCATCGGTGATTTTGAGGTGGTCGGTGAACCTAACGATACCACCAACAACTACCCTACGACCGGCTTTGCCGATCGTGCGCTCAAGACTCTCCATAACGAAACATGGAAACAGTCTATCAGGATCTCCCGCGAGAATCTTGATGATGCTCACGGCAATTTTGAGCGTATCATAACGCAGGGCGGTGCACTTTCCCGTTCGTACTACAGAACGATAGACCGCTTCCTTGCAAATCTTCTCGGTACTGCTCTGGATTTCGGAACCAGCTTCAATTCGGGGAGCACGACGTTTGATGTAACGTCTTACGATGGAAAGTGCCTTTTTTCCACATCACATAAAAACTCAGGAGAAGGTGGAGAGATACAGTCTAACGTTTTAGATGGTGATTTCTCTGACGAGGCGTTGGGGGATCTTGTTACGATGATGCAGAATTTCACCGACGACAGCGGTAATCTTCTCGGTCTGAACCCCGATACGATCATCATTCCTAACATCGAATCGATAAAACGCAAGGTGTTTGCGGCAGTCGGTTCGGACAAACTCCCGGGCACGTCCTTCAACGATATGAACTACATGGCAGGTAACTTCCACGTCCTCGTGTGGCCCGAGCTCAATAAATTTGTTAATTTGGAACTGAATCCGGCTCCTTATATGATCCTTGACAGCACGTTTAACGCTGAAGCAGACTGCTGTGTATTCCAGGAGAGAGAGGAGCTGTCGGTCACTGACAAATGGGAAGACAACGACGTTTACTGGCTCAAGGGAAGAGGACGCTTTACGGGCGGCTTTGTTGACTGGAGAGGAATATGCGCAGGCGGTCTCCCTATTGTATAACATCGCTGCTTGATTTCGAATAATTCTCTAAAATAGGGCGGACGGCGAAATCTTCCGCCGTCCGCTTTTTCAAAACAAAGGAAGAGGCTCTATGAAAACAACAGTAAAAAACGAAATAGACCAGATAGAGCTTGTGTACAAGGGGCACGGAATACCCAAAGACACGCTTGCAAGGTGGCTTTCGGACGTTGACGGGTATATAGCGAAGGAGATATTGCTTATCGGCGAGAACCTACCCGAATACAGCTACGAAAATGCGCCTGGCGCGGAGCTTCTTGTATCGGAAGCACCGTGGCGCCGCATGTACTTTCTTTATCTGTCCGCAATGATAGATTTTGTCCTCAAGCAATACAACGTCTACGCAAACGAGATAGGAGAGTATAACAAGGTTATTGCAGAATACCGTCACTATATCGTGACACGGTATAATCCTGCGAATACCGCGAAGGCACAAGTACAAGGCTACTACATTTCACCGTACGGTCTTGCTTGCAAATACGGATACGAGGGTACTGAGGAAGAGTGGGTAGCGGCAGTTGAGGCGGCAAGAGTCTCAGCTGAAGGTTATGCAAGCTCTGCCGGCGAAAGCGCCGAAGTCGCACAGAATGCGAGGAATGCGGCACAGGCTGCACGTAGCGACGCGTACACCGCGCTTGCTCTATCGCGGGAGAGGGCGGACGCGGCTGTTTTGTCGGCTGCTCATGCTCAAAACGCGATGGAAGAAGCTCAAAGCGCGCGAGACGATACCAACAGCGCGAGGGATGAAGCGCAAAGCGAAAGAGAGTCGGCGCAGTACGCGAGCGCTGTCGCGCAAAGTGCCAAAGAGGACGCTAAGCTTTCAATGACAGGTGCACAAGAAGCGAGAGATGCCGCGCAAAGCGCGCTGACTGATGCAAAGGCAGAGGCGGAGAATGCTTCGGCGTTTGCGGATGAGGCAGAAGCGTTCCGCGATGAATCCCGTGCATTGTGTGAGGATATAGAGGAAAAACTTGACAACTCACTTGCAAATGCCCTCAAGGGCCACAAAACAGGCGCCGTTGTGGTGGCGGACGACGTCTCGCCTATCAAGCATAAACTGAAGATCAAATGCTCGTCTGCGTCCGATATGACCGGCGCAAAGGTGTACTGTGCCGGTAAAAACATACTTGACTATACAAAGGCAACCGATAGAGAAGACAACCCTCTGACAATTATCGAGGATGGTGTTTTGTGGGACAAGCTTGTCAACTATTATTTTCTTATTCCTTGTTTCATACCTGCAGGTGTAGGCTTTGCTGTGTCGTGTTTTTCTGATTATTCGGAGAATCCCGATACATTACAAAAATTCGTTCAGATGAAGTTCGAAGACGGAACCGTAACAGGAGCGACCAATTCAGACGGTTACTGGTTTATCCCTAAAGAAAATATAACACATATTGGCTTTAGGAAAACCAATACAAAAAGGGTAGAAACAACTCCGATAAAAATAACACATATTCAAGTAGAGCTGCTTGATACTTCGTTAAAAGATGCGACTATAGTAACTGACGGAGAAAAAGAAAAGCTGTATGTGCTGAGAAGCACAGGTAAAACCCCAACTGAATATGAACGCTATGTTGAGGTTGTATCGGCGGATATAGGAGCTGACGGTATTGTCGAGGAGATAGCCTCACATAACCCATATATGTCGCTGTATACCGACGCATCAAACAATATAAAGCTCGATGTTACGTACGAGAGGGATATCAATGCGGCACTTGGGGCGGTTGACAAGTCTGCTGAGCGTACAAAATTTCCGATAGAATCGGCTGAAGGTATATATTTTCCTATATAGGAGGTGATATAAAAATGAATTTTATTATTGATTCGGATACGTTAAACCGCATAGCCACAAGGCTGCAAAAAATGCTCGGAACATCTAACAAGCTAACTGCTGAAGAGTTTATTACGGAACTGGATACTATAAAAGAAATGTATATAAACACCTATCATGCAACAGGTGATCTTGTTATTCCTGAAGGTGTTGAAACGATACACGGTAATATGTTCCGAGGCGTTCAAACACTAAAGAATATCAAATTTCCGTCAACGCTAAAAGCGATAGGTGACTATTCTTTCTATGATTGCGACGGTATTGCTGAGTTGTCTTTCCCCGAATCGTTGAAAACAATAGGAGCAAGTGCATTTGGCTATATATCCAGTGATTATGTAGGAGCGTTGGAAAAAGTCACTTTTAAAGGAACGCCGACGTCTATATCAACTTCGGCTTTTACGGCTTGTTACAAATTAACCACTATTAACGTTCCGTGGGATGAAGGTGCGGTTGAAGGGGCGCCGTGGGGTGCTGATGCAACCATAAATTATAACTATACAGGAGACTAATATGACAATAAAAACATTATACAGATACGAGCGTGACGAGGGTGGAATAACCGTGTCGCCGCAAAATCCGGATGATGTGCCTTATACATCGCTCTACAGAATTGTTGCTGATGAGCACAAGCTGCTAACTGATGGAATAATAACTGCACCGGTTATTGATACAGAAAACCCAAACGGATGGGAAGAGATTCCTGCTCCTGAGGACGAATAAACAAAAAACGAAAGGAAAAAAAACATGAGTAAAAAAATTTGGGACTATCTTTTTGGCGAGATCCGCAACGAATACGGCACGTCGGGACTGATGGCAAACCTCGATAAAGAATCCGGGCTACGTTCAAACAACGCACAGAACAGCGGAAACAATCGTCTTGGAATGACCGATGCGGAGTACACGGCGGCGGTCGATAACGGTACGTATACGGCTGAGGACTTTGCGGGGGATAAAATCGGATACGGGCTGGCACAATGGACTACAAAGGCGCGCAAATCCGCGCTCTATAACTATATCAAGGCGAAAGGCAAGTCAATCGGTGATGAGGTTTCACAGCTTGAGTTTCTCATCGTTGAGCTCAAAACCGATTTCAAAACCGTATGGGATGCTCTTTGCAATGCTTCAAGCGTGAGGGAAGCATCGGATATTGTTCTTACGAGGTATGAGATGCCGAAGGATAAGGACGACGAGGAAAAGAAGGCGCGCAGAGCGACGCTCGCTCAGAAGTATTACGATAAGTATGCAAAGGGAGAGCTCGAAGAGAGCGGCGAGGGCGCAGGTGACGTATACGTTACATACAAGGTGGTGCGCGGAGATAACCTCACAAGGATCGCAAAGAAATTCGGCACTACGGTTGCTGCCATTGTAGAAGCGAACGGTATCCCGGATCCCGATGATATCGATGCAGGGGACGAGCTGAAGATCCCAAAGGCAGAGAAGCCCGAGCCGGAACCTATTCTGCACAAGGTAGAGCGCGGAGATAACCTAACGAAGATAGCGGGAAGGTACAGTACTACGATCGCCGCGATCGTTGCGGCGAACAGAGCAAAGTACCGCTCGATCTCGCGCAACTATATCGTCGTTGGATGGAAACTTATTATCCCTTCGGGTGACGGCACATGATAACTCCCGAAAACGCATGGGCGTCGATACTTGCAATCGCAACTGCCGTTGTTTTGTTATCAAACGCAGCTGAAAAGATCGTCCGTGCCGTCAAAGCGGCAAAAGCGCCGCATACGGAGCAGAACAAGCGCCTTGATGATCTTGAAAAGTGGAAGGTTGAGGTTGACCGAAAGCTCGGCAAAGATAACGAGAGGCTTGAAGCCATTGAAGAAGGCAACCGCGTAAGCCAAAGAGCGTTGCTTGCTCTGCTCGACTACAGCATAGGCGGCAACAACATCGAACAAATGCAACACGCTAAGGAAGCGTTGCAGACACATCTTATAAGTAGATAGGAGGAAAGCATGGAACAGTTAAACGCATATATTATGCCGGTGGTCTTGATAATCTGCCTTTGTGTCGGATTTATCATCAAGAACCTCATTCCCGGCAACCTGATCAACAAGCTCATACCTCTTATAGTGGGGCTTCTCGGCGTTCTCATAGCTATATGGAATGCCGACTGGTCAATCACCCCTGAGGTTATGGCGACAGGACTTGTCAGCGGTCTCGCGTCTACGGGTACGTACGAGGGAGCGCACGGAATATTTGAATTTATTAATAGCGTAGTGAAGAGCAAAACAACAAACAACGAAAAAAAGAATGAATAAGCAAGGGGAGTATCAACTCCCCTTATCTTGACGTATAGGAAATTGTGTTATTAAGTCCCCGCCGTTTTGCCATGTTTGGTAACCGATATAGATCAGATAGGCGGGAGGACAGTGCAGGCTGTGCCTGATTTTCTTAAAAGGAGCAGAAAAATGGAGTTTTTAACAGGAAGGGTGCCGAGCGCTGCCGACGGCTCCGTGGATGCGGTAATTGAATACCTGCATCAGCAAAAAAGAGAGATAAACTATATTTTAGAGAGCATAGCTCTTGCGATAAGCAAAACCGGCACAACCGCGAAAACTGATATAAATACCGATGATAGCACGCATCCCGACGCATCTGTTGACAATACAGCTGAGCTTGAAGAAATAAGGAATAGTATATCAAATATAAGAACAACACTTAATGAATCTCGTTTGTACTCCGAGACCGAGGATGGCTGGCGCGTGGTGCTTCATGCTGACGGCTGCGCCGAGTGTTGGATAAAGTATAGGTGCGAGGGCGTAAAATGTGATATTCCCTGGGGCTCGGTTTACGAATCTCTACCTTACGGCGGAATCGATTATCCTATCGTATTTACCGAGACTCCGTGTCAGAGTCTTAGTATAAGCTCTACGGAAAACGGCGCGTACATGCTTCAATACCCCTATAAATACGGTACCGACGATTATTGCCAAACAAAAGAGAACACAGGGACGTGGTGCTTTATTCATCCTCGAGCACAAAGCGCAGAGGATGCGGGTGTGTGCGTTGATATTATTGTGAAAGGAAGGTGGAAAGAATAATGCTTGCATATCCCACACAAAGCGACAATATAAAAACGGTCGTGCAGACGCAGTTCGGCGGATTTAACCGCAGGGATGCGGCGTGCGACGGCGAGATATATGACCTTTTGAACATGACAAGCGACTCGTACCCGATACTTGCATCAAGGGAAGCGAGAAGCAAATACGAAGATGCGGATCTTGTAAAAGAACATTTTAAAACACATACAGAACGTTGGTACGATCGAGAAGAGAACCAAGATGAAAGCATCGATACGTTTTCTCCCGAGTTGCTTGGTGTTTACGATGTCGGGGACCGCGCGTATTTTATTTACAGCGCAATAAACGAAGCTTCTACGATGGGCAGCGGTGCGCCGCTGTTTTGGGGTGTATACGTTGCATGCGTTGTACGAGACAAGTACGGAGCAAATCCGCAGGTCATAAGCGCTGATCTTCTTGACGGCGAGGTGCTGAACGATCACAGAATTGAGAGGGTGAGCGCCGTTGCGTTCAATTCAAGTCTTGTCGTTACATTCAACAGCGAAGGTCTCGGGTTAAATATAGACTATAACTATATGTTCTCTGTCTCGCTTTCCGTCTTTACGAACGAGGATGCTGGGCTGTATGAGGATACCTATGCTCTCAAGCGAAAAAAGATAAATTTTGAATATTCGGGTACCGAGGATCACTCGTATATTTTGGCTATATTGCATGATACGAAGCACACGACAACGTACATACAGGTGCAATTTTTGGATAAAGAGGGCTTGCCCGAGTGGTTAGACGTCAAGGAGGGAGACGTGCTGACGGTAACGGACTCACAGGGCGGAGTGTTCGATATAAAGGTACTTTCGGTTACGACGGGACATGATTATCAGGGAATGCCTGCAATATTGTTTGAGACGTATTACAAAGCCGATATCGAAACATCTTATGAGGATGCGGACGATATAACCATTGAAAGCTTCGGATTTGAAATAACATATTCTACGGGCAAGATCGAGCGCAGGATACCTATACTCACACACATCACCGCTAATAACGACAGAATATGGGGAGTGTATGGCAACGAGATATTCTGCTGTGCTTCGAACAATCCGCACGTTTGGTACGACTATGATACCTCTACCGTTGCAAGAGCCTTTTGGGCTCCAATTCCTACTGTAAAGGAGTTTACCGGAATTGCTTCCTATTTCGGAGCAGTATTCTTTTTTACACGCGAGGACGTATACAGAATGTACGGAGCAACTCCTGATGCGTTTGTAATAAGGTCACTTGCGACACTTGGCTGTGAGGACGCGCGGAGCTTTGGTATCGCGGCACAAGCTCTTTATTACAATTCAACGCAGGGCGTTGTGCGCTTTGACGGTGAGAGCGCAACGCTTATCAGTTATCCTTTCGGAAAAGAAAAGCCGAAGGGCGTGATAGGAATAGGGCACGCAAACAAGTATTACATGGCTGACGGCGAGCATCTTTACGTTTACGATACTCAATACGGGGTGTGGCACAAGGAGGACGGAGAGGACATCGTCGGCTTGCTTGAGCTCGACGGCAGGCTCATCCTGTTTTTATCTGACGGTACTGCAAAGTATCACGCTTATATCAAGGATTTTGATAAATTCGAGCACGAGGAATATGAAGATATAAAAAGCAAGGTCGTATTTGCTGATATATGCGAGGGCTCGCCCTGGTATATATCTGCAGGGGAGATCACTCTCCGTCTGTGGACAGGCTCGGGAGTGGTAAAAATATTTATACGCTACGACGATGAAAACAACGGTATTGACACGTGGGAGCAGATACATACGACCTCTACACGCGGAAAACACTCGGAGACGGTGCGCTTTACTCCCAGGCGCCGTTGCGATCATTACAAGCTTAAGTTTGAAGCCACGGGAGAGTGGAAGCTGTACTCAATGGTACGCACTTACACTGTAGGCTCAAACGTAAAATACGGAGGATAAAAGGATGTCATACGATTACAGAAAAGCAATCACCGAGAGGGAGGAGAAGCTTGCCTCTCAATATTCGGATTTTAACTATGATGCGGAAAAGGACGAGCTTTTCAGGCTCGCCCGTCAGCAGTTAGAGAGAAAACAGCAGTCCGGGGTAAGCGACACGCTTGCGCGTTATGCCGCAAATACGGGTATGGGGCTCTCCTCCGAGGCTATGAGTGCCGCACAGCAGACGGCAAGTCAGTACAATTCCATGATAGCTGATGCGCTCACAGACGCAGAGCAAAAGCAATATGACAGGTGGAATCAGGAAAAAGCCTATCTTACAAACGAGATAGCGAATCTCAAGAGTCAGGCTATGGCGGACGCACAAAGCAGATTCAATCTCGGAGATCTCTCGGGATATGAAAACCTCGGCTACGATACGACCGAATACAAAAAACAGCTTGCGGCTCAAAAGGAGGCGGCTGCTGCAGCTTCCGAAAAAGAAGCATTACAGCTCGCTTTGACAATAGCGGAAAAGACGGGAGATACAAGCGGGCTCAAGCAGTATGGCATAGACGTTACGGGAGGCACGATCGGAGAGAATGCAAAGCACGCAACCGTAGGCAAAAACGGAATGACGCAGTCGGAGTATGAAAGTGCAAAGGAACAGCTCAAGGGCATGGTCGATACCTACGGCACCGCATACAAGGGCACAGTAGAATACGATCAATACGTGCGAGAGATCAACAATAAGCTTGCAGAGCTTGATCGAGACTATTATCAAGGCTTTGGGGCGCTTGATTCGGAAGCTGTGATGCAGATCTTATCAAATCTCGATAACACGGGCTCTGACGACGTCGATACGGGTACGTATTACGCGCTGCTCAACTATTTTACCGAGAATCCCGTCAAGGATTCAAAGGGCAACGTGCTTTCCGGTGAGGCGGCGCTCAAGTACTACGGTATCACAAACAACAATAAAAAGAGCTATATGCCGGTTTTCTCCGGTGTCGGAGCGCGCGGCTCGGATAATCGGTCGGGCACTGTGAATAATGCGGTAAATAAGAACAGTGATCTTACCGCGTTTCTCCGTAATTCATTAGGCTGGGGTTAAAACAAAAGGAGATTTAATATGCCAAACGTCAAAGATCTGTTGGAACAATTGAAAACGGGTGCCGCATCACAGAAAAACGCCGCACAGACGCAAGCGAACGCAAACGGACGGGGAAGCATCGGGGATCTCGCGGCGCAGATCAAGCCCGACGCTGTGACGGAGGGAGAGCTTTTTCGCAAGCTCAACAGTCATTACTACGATTACTCGACCGCGTCCGCGACCGATAAGGGAAAGATCGATAGTCTGAATTTGAAAAATGACCGCCTAAAGAAAGACGTTGAGAGCTTTCGTTCCGTATGGGGAGATAAAGCAACCGACAAGGAGATCGCAAGCCTCAATGCTGTAGGAGAGGGGATACGGTCGCTTTACCTCGGTAACGCATTCGAGAACTACGGTACTGCTGCCGAAGAATACAAAAAGCTCCGCGAAGGAGATCTGTTCGGCGCAGACAGTACGCAGGTGCTGCAGAAGATGAAGGATAACGCGGAGAGCTTCAACCGTGCTTATTACACCGAATGGCTCGATTACGTTGAAAACAACCGCGAGAGCAAGGGAGATAAGTGGGCGGACGATGTTATTACCGCCCTCGGTGCAATGCATGATTTTTATAACGGTGCCGCCGCGGAGTATGAGGACATACTCGCCCGCGGTGATGAGCTTGCATCGGGCAAGAGCTTTGCGACGGACGAAGAGAAGTATGCGTATATGAATGACACTTACAGGTCATTGAGTGAGCTTTCCTCTCTTGTAAACAACGGCATATCGTACAAAGAGATCGAAGGAAAGGATACGCATATATCGATCGACGCGGCGAACCTTCAATCGTTGGATATGACGGACGAGGAGCGCAGGGAATATCTCGGAGCCGTAGAGTATAACGGTAATGCTGCCACGGTCAACGGCTTTTTCGGCAAAGAGGGGGCTTATGCTCAATACGGTGAGATACTCGGCAGCCTCGGAGAAGGGGATGCGGCATTTGATTATTCTTCATTCTCCGAGATAGAAGCGGCGGCAAAAAGCGCCGTAGATGCATTGTCACGTCTTGATACCAATGATGCGAACTTCAAGAGCGCAAAAAAGCTTGCCGAGCAGGTCCTTTCAAATATTGAGGGCGTTGAGGAAGCCAAGAGATATTACGACTACATAGCCGAGCAGAGCAGCATCGACGCTATGTCCTCTGAAGAGATCGGCCGCGAGCTTGTACGCTTGGAGGAGATGATAAAGGCATCAAAGGACGAGCGTACGCTTGAGGTGCTCAATAGTCTTAAATACTATGCTCAAATACAGATGGTAGGCAAGACCGACGCCGACAGAGCAGGTGCGTATAAGGAAATGGTCAACGCATACAACAAAGCGAAGAACGACAGACTGTCTTCCGCTCGTAAATTCCACGACGTAAAGCTTGTGTGGGATGACGTGAACGAAAAGCTGTACGGCTACTTGAGCGAGGATCTTTCACCTGCAGAGAGGGATGCTCTCTCAAAGCAAGAGCAGGAGCTGAAGGCAAAGCTCGACGCGGCGGCGCTTGAGTTCGACGCTACTCAAGCCGCCTACAAAAAGTATTCGAACGATAAGGCGTACTATGAAGAGCTCGGACGGCTCAATACCGAATGGAGAGAGAAGTCTGCCGGCTGGGCGGAGAGGGCGCTTGCATCGGTGCCTGCGGCTCTTGACAGCTTTTTCGACGGTGCGTGGAGCGCTGCCGCATCTGCCATAGACACGGTAAAAGCTATCAACGTAACGGACAACGTGCAAACGTTTGTATCTTCTATGCTTACGGATGAAAACGGCAAGCTGTCAGCACCTTCTTTGTCGCGCGGATGGGAGGCGGTAAAGGAGAGGGCGGACAGCCACCTTGTCGGAGATCGGAGCTTTAGAAATTCCGAGCTTACTCAAAGAGTGATAAAAGAGGGCGAGTACGCAGAGGATCCTCTGTTCAGCTATGACGCATCCTATCAGCCTATCAAGGACATTGCCGGCTCTATGGGGCAGATGGTTCCGTCACTTGCGCTTTCGCTTGCAACGGGCGGTGGAAGCATGGCGGTGCAGATGATCACAACGGGGGCGTCGGGATTCCAGCAGGGATACCAGTCGGCAAAGGAATCGGGTGCAGGTGAGGGGCATATCGCCGCTTACGCTACCTTCAGAGGCTTTGCAGAGGGAATCTCCGAGCTTATCGGCGGCAAGATCACAAAGATCGGAGGCGGTGCGATCGGCAAGTTCGGTGGTGACGCTCTTGCCCGGAAGATAACAAGCCCCGCCCTCAAGACTTTTGCGTCTCTTTTCGGTACGGGTATCAGCGAAGCTATTGAGGAAGGAACCGACAGCGTTGCCGATCAGATCGTGCGTGAGTACACCTTCGATTCTGACGGAGATTGGGTAAACTGGAGCGAGGTCGGATATGAGTCCTTGCTCGGTGGTGTCGCAGGGGGCATTATGCGTCTGCCCGCCGTCAGCGCTGACTATAAGATCAACAAAGATGTGATAGACCGCGCTAAAGCAATGAGAGCGGAGGCTGCAAAAGCCGCGACACCTTCGGAGCTGCAGGCTATATATACGATGCTTCAAAGCTCTGCCACATTATACAACGACGCGGTAAAAGCAGACAGTAACAATGCAAATCTCAAATACATGGCGTATATGTGCGAGCAGACGGCGGCGGAGATAAAAGAAAAGCTCCCCGATATTCTCGCAAAAAACGACGTTGAGGGCGCGATCAAGATGATAGATCAGTCTGTATCCGAGATCATTTCAGCCGAAGGAGCTGAAGGACGAGGAACTGCATCTGCAATCGTAGACGCCAACCTCGAATGGTTTATTGAGATCATAGATAACCATGAGCTTGACGAGGACGTGCGTGAGAAGTTTGAGCGTGCGATCGACGACCTGTGGGAGATACAGGAGAGATATGAGCTTGAGGATTATTCTGCAGAGACCGACAGTAAGCTTGTCGGGTATAAAGGCGTTGAAGGCGTGGAGTATGACCTGTCTGACAGCGACGGCAAGAACGTCCGCGCCGCGTCCGACATCAAAACGGGTACCGTGCATTTACGTACCGATCTTTCGGAATACGGCGGAACAAAGAAGGGCGTCGATAACGAAAAGGCGCACGAGGTATTGCACCTTGCCGCAAATAACGATCCGAAGCTTCTCGGCAGGCTCAAGAATATGCTAAAAGCGCAGGGGGTAAACTTCAAGGCAGAGACGGCAAAGCTGCGCGATGCGTATATAGAGCAGTATAAAAAGGACTGGTACCGAGACAATGCCGACAGTGCCTACAAGATGGGAGAGCAGAACGCCGAGTATCAGGCAAAGCAGTACGCCGAGCAAAAGGCTGATGCTACACTTGAGGAGGAGGTAATTGCAAAGCACTTCGGCAAGGTAGCCTCGGAGCTCGGGCTCGGTAACATAGTATCCGACAGCTTTATGGACCGTGTTGTGCGCCGTGCAAACACGGCGGTAGGCCGCGAGTACAATAAGACTCTCAACCGTAAAATAACAAAAGCCGTCTCGCAGTATGCGAAAACGGCTAAAGATGCGGAAAAACGCAAAAAGAGATCCGAGCGCAAAGCAAAGGTAAAGGAAAAGGTAAAGGCGGAGAAAGAGGCGAAAAACAAGAAAAGCAATGAGTACCTTAAATATGTGGGTAAAAAGGCTGAACAAATACTCGCGCTTTTGAGTAAGGTAAAAGACGGCACTTTCAAAGACTCTGAAAAAGTATATTTTGAAAACGTGGAGGACACGATTGCAGAGACTATTAAAGAGAAAACAGGGATTGATGTTTCCGGGTTCAAGGTTGCAATTGAAGCAAGACAATTAGAGCACATTATCAAAAGGCACGGCGAAAATGGTAAGTCAGACCATTCCATGTCTAATGATAGCGATATTGCAAAAATAGAATATGTACTGAATTCTCCGGACGATATCAGAAACGCAGGAAAAACGCAGGCATATTCATACATGAAGGATGGCAAAAACAGAACTGCAGATACTGTTTTGTATGAAAAAAGCATAGGTGAACAGTCATACTATGTGGTTCAAGCCGTTCCTGATACCAAGGCAAAAACATTGTATATCGTTAGTGCTTTTATTGGAAATCCGGGATATAAAAAAGAAACCTCGCAGCTCACTGATGCACATAATGTCCCCAGTGTAACGTCCAACGACGGTTCTGCGATAGTTTCCGATAAAATTGTATCACAGTCAACCGAAAAAGTCAACACGAAAAAGGCAAAATCACAGACGTCTGCGAATTTGAGCGCAAACACAGTATACGCAACACATAAGCAGCTGAAGGCAGGAGAAAAGGTCGGAGAGGTGACGCTTGTACGCGATAGCGAAACGGGAGAGAGTGTGACGCCGAAGCTTCACGCATCCTTTGACAAATACAACACGCCGTCCTTTGTGCTTGCAACGGTTGAATCACTCGGAAACGAGGAGCTTATCGCCGCGCTTGAGGAAGAGACGGTGTTGATGCTTGCTGACGAAAACGCGGAGCTTCCTCTGCACGATACGGTCGAGGAGCTCTCCGAGTATGTCAAGGACGGCAGTATCACTCCCGAGCAGGCGGCGAGGATCCTCGGTAACGAGTACGCATACCCCACGGGTGCGGACGTTGATACCCTCGTTGCGAGGACGCTTGATGCTGACAGTGTGAGGTATAGTGTCGCGGGAGAGGGATCTGCTACAGCTGACGGCAGTATGCTTGCTGTCGCAAAATACTATTGGAATACGCCCGGTACCGATCACGCAAACATAACGGCAGAAACGGGCTGGTGGTATGACGACGTAGACGGCAAGTGGAAATATGAGATAAGCGACAGTGAAATGGTATTTGAGCCAAATGGCTCGATATCGGACCCGCAAACTCTTGCTGATTACGTAAAGCACGATAAGCTTTTTGCAGCATATCCTCAGCTGAAGGATGTTACAGTAAAGTATGATACTTTTGCTCAAAAGAGAAGGTATGGTTTCTATGATGTTGTAACAAACACGATAGTTCTGAACAAAAACATACCGGACACACAAAAGAAAAAGACGCTCATACACGAAATACAGCATGCGGTACAACACATCGAGCATTTTGCCACAGGTACAAACGAAAATACGGCATATATCTATCTGTTTAATCAAGAGTATCGAAAGGTCAAAAATACATCAGAGTATAAATCACTTTCGACTCCTGACGAAAGATTTGACTATATCGAAAACAGCATAGGTTATGATGAAAATGCGAGAGAAAAATTAGCACGAGACCAGTACGAAGATTCTCACGGAGAAGTTGAAGCGAGAGAAAGCGCTGCCAGAATGGAGTATGACGCTGATGAACTGCGAAACATCCAAAGAAAAACGAATGCCGCTCCGGTTATCGACCGCAAAAAAGTGAATAGCGAATTTGTTGACATTCTATCCGAACTCGGTTATACTGAAGGTGAAATAAAACTTTACAGGGAAAGGTCAGGTATAACCAATGACGAACAACGAGATGCTGCTGAATCTGATATATCAAAAATGGCTCGGGATGATATCGGAGGACGACAAAGATTTACAACAATTGAGGCATATAACAACATACGGAGACAGACACGCGGAGTATCAGGGCGACAAGAGCCGCTGGGTAGATCTGACACCGGAGCAGATACAGCAAGCGGAGGACAACTACGTGGAGGAGTGAGGTACTCTCTCGCAGAGCCCGATATGCTTCCTGCGGTGGATCGTGATGCTCGAACGCAGAATATCTTACGTCTTGCTGATGCGTTACAAAACGAGGCACAGAACGATGCCGAGTATGCAGCTCTTGACAGAGTAAAGAAGAACGCGGAAAAGATCGTACAGAAA